TAAAGAGTTTCACATTCCATTCTTTGAGCTGTGTTATTAACTAGGTTTCCAAATCTAGGTTTGTATTGCATAGGAAACATACTTCTCTCTACTCCATCGTGATGTCCGTAGTTAAGATTAAACTTAGCAAGTGGCATACTAGAGCTAGAAGGAGACCAATGATCTAAGCCTTTACCATTATTTAATGTATTAAAATATTTTTTATTACTCATTGTTTTCAATGCCTTTATGTCAGACTTTATCCACCTTGTCTATAACTAAATAATGCTTTACTTGTGGATAAATATACCTTATTGGTTATTCATTCAGAAAGGAAAATAATGAAACTAAAAGACTATCGTACAAAAAATAAATTAAGTTGCTCAGAGTTAGCAAGAAAAATAGGTGTTCAAAATATAAATCCTGCGACCAATGTTTGGAGGTGGGAGAATGGACAAAGAATACCTCGTAAAGAAGAAATGAAAAAGATTTACATAGGAACAGAGAAACAAGTACAACCCAATGACTTCTATGATCTCAAAGTATAAGCACGTAAGAATTACTTGGCAAGATATATGTACTGCTGAAGAAGCATGGACACATGAAAGCGAAATACTTGCTCATGATGTAGCAACCTGTACTGACACAGGTTATATCTTTAAAAAAACTAAATCAAAGCTATGGCTCTTTACTTCTTACTCGGAAGATGAAGATGGTTTATCTGTTGGTGGTGTTACTTGCTTTCCTATGGGATGTATAAAAAAAATAGAGATATTAAAATGAAAATAATCACTATCTTATTTGTAGCAATGGCACTTACCCATTGTAGCAAAATACAAATAGGTGATTGGACTTATGATCCTAAAACTGCAATGATGAGACTTACATTTGGGGTTTCAAAGTAATGACTTATATAGGTTTGTTTGAAGAAGTAGGTCTGCAAAGTAAAGTTAAAAAATTAAAACAAGAATTAAGAAAAATAAAAGCTGATAAGACTAGAGGTCAGAATGATCTTGAAAGAATTATTGAAGAACAAGATAAAGAAATAGACACACTTAAAACACAAATTGATTTAAAAGAATTAGAGATTGATATGTTAAAAAAAAAGCATGAGTTATAATCCACTACCTATTTTCTGCACCATTAAACCTAGTTTCATTAATGGTCTAGGTCTATTTGCTACTAGAGAAATAAGGAAAGATACAGAGTTAGGTATCTCACACATTGAAGTTGATGATACTTTGTATCGTACAGCTCTCGGTGGTTTTATTAATCATGCCGAACAATCTAATTGTGTAAGAGTAAAGGTAAATAATAAATGGTACTTAAAAACAAAGGAAGATATTATGCCTGAACAAGAACTCACACTAACTTATAGTTTGTATAAACCTTAATGGCTAGGTGGACATATGCTTTTAGTAATGGTGGTTATAATGATTGGCATAGGCAATACGAAGGTATAGCAATGATAGATGTGGATAGTGTTGAGTGTTGTCCACAATGCTACGAGCCTTTGGCTATGATTGAGACGTGCTATGATAAAGGACAGAAATATAAGTCTACTACCCTCTTAAAAACCCTTGCTAGTCGGCTTCAGATACCTAGTTTTTTAGTATTCTATAAGAAAGTGGGTCAGGGTAGCCTAGCTTTTAGGATCAAACGTCTATGGCTCTCTAATGCAGAGTTTGAATTAATGAATGAGGATGAATGGGTAAGAGAATTATATCAGCTTCAGCACGAACACAAACAACATTGTAAATATGAAAAAATATCTACCCCATATTAGAATACCTTTTAAATTATTTGATGATGAGAGGATCAGGAAGATACCAGAAGAATACCGATCATCTTCTTTGCTCATCCTCATTGCTTTATTAAAGTTTGTTAACTCACAGAATGGTCAATGTTATCCTCGCCAAGCCACCATATCTAGTATGGTATGCCTATCTCGAAGTACCATATATAGATGTACTGATTTATTGGTAGAGGTGGGGATAATTAAAAAGAAACGACTTAAATCTACTTTGTTATATGTCATTAACCCTGATTATATTGTGAATAAAAAGATAGATGTGTCATCACGAGACTATGATGTGTCAGGAAAACACATACCTAGTTTCATGATGACTGATATTAGTAAGACTATAATTAATAAACCAACTTATATATCTAACATTATAAAAGAAGTTTCAGATAAAGGAGGTGATCAATCTAAAATAATTAGTACACTAGCTAGTACCCTCACTGCCGATACTTTAAAGAAAGCCATTAAAGAGAAAGACAATATATTTTATAGTAGAATGGCACTAGAAGAACAGTCTAATAAAAGGGGTAAGCTGGTGGATATTCCAAGAAATATAGTAGATAACATAAGAAAGAAAACCCATTTTGGATATGCGAGTAAGGTAAGCAAGACTAAACGAGATTATGACAGGAAGATTAAGTCAAAAGATTTATTGCGAAGCGATAGCAAAGACAAGTGGTAAGAGGTGTAGATGTAAAGGTTACTACACACCCACCAACAATCGCTTTCTTTGTCGTTTCCACAGAGGAGCTAAATCTTGGGATAGTAAGACAAGAAAATACAAAGGACTTTTTAAAAATAATAATGTAGAAATACAGAAGAAGATTAACATATTAAAAAACCTAGTTAATTTTAGAAACAAAACTGATGAGCAAATCAAAGAGTATATCCTCAAAGAAAAAGAACGATCTAGTTCTTTCGGATATAGAACAAAATACTATCTTAGAAATTTTACACGATGGCGTAACAGCTTACGAGTTGGCAAAAGAAAAACAGATCAAATTGAAAACTTTATACAATTACTTAGATCGAAACCCAAAGTTTAAAGAGGAGTTTAACAAAGCTCAAGAGATAGGTATTAAAACTTTAGTTGAAAAGATGTGTGTTATTTTTAATACTGAAACTACTGGACTTGATAACAATGACTTGCTTTTTGTAAGAGAAAAGAAAGACTGGTTGAAATGGATAGCTCCAAGAATATCCTCGTTGTTCCAAGAAAAACAGAAGATAGATGTTAAGAGTAATTCTTCAATTCGGATAAGTTGGGAAGAACCAAGTGAATTAATTGATGTAAGTACATCCGAAACTGTACCTACACCACCAAAGGATTAGTTATTTGTGTTTAAACCTATATTTTCTAAATGTTTCTCAAATTCTTTTTGATCCATATTTTTAACTTCATTATTATAATATTCATATAATAATTCATTTACAAAATCTGTATCAGCACTTGCTATTTGAGATTCTATATAATCTTTTTTATTCATCATTTTATACCCCTTTGTTTTTTGTTTAGTTGTTTGTTTTTATAATGAGTATATATCACACCTTGTACACTCAATATATTTAATAGAGTTAATCTAGCTAACTCTCTTAAATTCTTATTCCCAACCTTGTGATCTTCTATATTTTTTCCAATAGTCATTTTTCTTTTTATCCTTATACCATTGATAACCTAACACTACTACAGCTACCAATATAATTAATATTAATTGCTTATCACTACTCATCTGATACCTCCTCTACATCTATAACTTCAGTATCACCATGCTTACCAATATTCCAATCATTAAAACCAGCTATTGATATTTCTTTGTAAGCAATTTTTTCGGCTTCTTCTTTTGACGTAGCTTCTATACAAGTATCGTATGTACATTCTTCCCAAGCATGAACTATATATTTTTTTAGTTTCTCGCTACTCATTTACTTCCTCACAAGTTGCATAGTTCCATTCTATACATTCATCATCACCGACTTGTTCATATTCCCAATAGCCATCATTTTGTATCTTATCCCAAGCCATATCGCTGTTCTTAGCTTTTACCTCTACTGTTTTAGCGGTTAATTCACTTATTGTTATGTGAAATGTTTTATCTTTTTTTAGTTTCTCACTACCCATAATACCCCCATAATTTAAAAGTTTTTTCAATCATATCTTTTAATTGATGAGTACAACAATAGTCATTATTTTTATTAGCATGACATATATCTATTATCTCATTAATTAATTCTTCTTTGTTTTTTAAATCTTCTAACTCTAATTGTTCTTCTGTTTTTATTTTCTCGCTATTCATCTGATACCTCCTTTACTTTAAATCTTACTTCAAATATTCCATCATCATCCTTACCATAGTGAGCAACAATTTGATTTTTATTTACAAAATCACATACAAGTTTTTTAACATAGTTTCTTGAAAAAACCTCGTAATGATTAGGACTATTTTTTATTTGTTTTTTCTTTTCTTCCTCTACTAAAGGTGCTTTAAGTGTCATATTATTTATCCCCCTTTATTATTTTTTCAGGTGTCTCTTTACTTCTTTTCTTAATTGAAAACTCATAAAATTTATACAAAGGCATAATTAAATTATCTTTTTGGTCTTTGTTTAAATTGTTATTTGTCTCAATAGCTTTCTCTAATTTATCTAAATATGAATTGTGAAAAATCATATTAGTTTTAAAGTACATAGGTCTATTACTCATTCATCCCCCTTTATTGTGTTTAGCTCTCGTTGTTCTTTCGTTGCTTCATCAGATTGTTCTTCAACCAAGTCCATACTTGATTTGATACCTGATAAGTTCTTTTCATTAATAAACTCAATCATCTTATCAGAGAGAATTGTACTGTCTCTGAATGGATTAAGAGCTGACCAATTATCATGAGGATCATTCTTAGTTAGATCAACCCCACCTTGATTAAAGGTCTTACATTTTTTATTCTTCATATAATTTATAAAGAATTGAGATAGTTTATTTTTCATTTAAACTTGCCTTCCATTAATTGTATCTAGTACCCACCTAAAATTTAATAAATCAGCATCCATATCTTTTAAATATTTATCTCTTTTTAAAATAGCATCTTTCTCAGTTTTAGCTTTTATTCTTTTTGAATTCATTCTTGATTTATCAATTCTTTTAGATGCTCTTTCAACTGATGAGGATGAAATTAAAATATATTCTCTCATTGTTTTCCCTTTGTTTGTTTTTATATTTATATTAGTTATATTAACCATATTGTCAATAGTATTATGCAACTCTTAATGATCTATCAAGAGCTTTTTTATGTTCATCAATAATAAGTTTTAAATTCTTCTCTACATTTTGAGGATTTATTGAAAACTCTGTATTGATCAACTCTTTTCTATCTTCCCACGAAGCACAACTTTCAACAATAACTTTTACATTTTTAGGCATTGAACGATCAAATTCAAAAGAATATAAATATTCAATGTCGCCATGTTCTTCAGTTGTAAATTCATAGATTGGTTGAGCTTGTCTGTACATTGTAGCTTCATATTTTTGGTTTAATAAGTTATCTAAAAAACTTTTAAACCCTCTACAATGTGCAAGTGTTGAAGCTAGGTTATAACCTGTTTCAGATAAATAGCCGTCCATGTGTCTGTATAACCATATTCTAGTATCACCGCTTTTTATTACTATATTTGTTCTTGTACTCATTGTTTCCCCTTTGTTAGTTGTTTATTGTTCAAAGCTAATATAATTTCTAAAATTAATATTCTTAAAAAAATCCTTCTTAAAAGATGAATACATATACATCCACTCTTGAGGTTTTTTTAAGCCTTTAACTTTAGCATTTTTAAAAGCTAGTTTATGATCTCTTTGGTATAATTCACCACCATTAAGCTCATACATTGTTTTTACTTCTTTAGTCATTGTTTCCTCTTTGTTTGTTGTTGTTTTATATGCTTTCATACTTCACCTCTTTCTTTCTCATTAACATCAACAACATAATATTCTTGATGATCTTCTTCGTTAGGAAATTTTTGACAGATGTAATCCCATCCATCCAAAAAATCATCAAAGATTTTATCAGGAAATATTCTGTTGTTCATCCAGTCAACTATTTTATATTTAGTCATTGTTTCCCCTTTGTTAGTTGTTTATTCTTTTAAATATTGGATCACTCATATAATTTAATGCTACATAATTTTTAGCATAATTAATTATATAACCCATTTTTGTAAGTATATTGTGAAGTTTATATCCGTCACAATCTTCTTCTAAATAATAACAGGCATTATTGTCATTATAAAAAGAATAACTTGAAAATTGTTTAGTATCTATATTCCAACCTTCAAGATCATATTTTGAAACTTGCATATAACCATGCGTCTGATTATCTACAAATTTAATTGTTATATTTTTTTTACTCATTGTTATTTCCTTTGTTGTTTTTGTTTGTTATTAGACAAAATTCTATCAATCTCTCTTTCTGGGATGTTTCTCAAACCCCAGAAATAAACAGATTCCATTACAGGCGTCATGTCTGATTTTTCTGTTTCAGGATTCATGAAGTCTTGACTAATGGCTTTATCTAGTTGTTTTCTTTTTTTATTTGTTTTTTTCATAGATTAACCATATTGGTTATAGTATTCATAGTCAATTGTATTGGTGTTCAAAATGGGTCAAAGATATTAGTGTGATATAAATGCAACTGTGATAAATATACAACACTTATGAGATACGTTTATAATATTAAAGATGAGCAAGGCAAAGAAGAAGAATACAAAGCTATGAGTTATAAGAAGTTATTAAAACAATTAAACAATAAGTATAAACCTAATGAAGTAATACAAGTTAAGTACACAAATAAAAAAGATCATGACTTATTAAAGTATGTAAAGATTAAAAGAGTAGAATAGTTGCTATTCTAATAATCAAACAACGTCAGCTTCCCTCGTGTATATAATCGGTCAACATTACTTACCTATATATTAAAGCATTAACCGATATGGTTTGGCGATAATTAATTGTTATAGGAAATTACTACGTATAACGTTAATATATCGTTACACATATTTGGTTATTTATATAGGCAACTGACTATTTTAGAAATGCTATACCCCCATATACCCCTAGCGACACGCACCACTTTATATATATATATACATGGGAATTGAGGACACCTTTACAGACACAGCTTTAGCCACCCCCATAAAACAACCCACCATCTTATTCACCTTGCCAGACCTCTCTTTAAATTAAATAGTAATTACTATATGTTGTGTACTATGTGGGATTACATACAAGACGACTTAACATCTATAGTTATGATTGATGAAAAGACTAATACTCTTATCATTAAGGTATATGGATTAGAAAACAAATTAGCTGCAGAGACTTTTGCACACTATACAATGAGCTTATTACAGTTTGATTATAATGCTACTGGCTATAGTATGCCTAGCACAATGATACACTAGATATGGATTTCCCAAACAAAAAATATAATATTATATATGCTGACCCACCTTGGAAATATAAAGAAGGTTGGGGTAACGGAAGCAACGAACATACTTATCCAACCATGAAAATTGAAGAAATTAAAAATCTTAATATAAAAAATATTACTGAAGATCAAGCACATTTATATCTATGGGTTACAAATCCATTTATTAAGGAAGGTTTAGAAATATGTAAAGAATGGGGTTTTGAATATAAAACTTTAATTACTTGGATTAAAACTTACAAAGATGGAAAACCAGAAATGGGTATGGGTTATTACTTTAGAAGTTGTACAGAACATATTATTTTTGCGGTAAAAGGCAAAATGAAATGTTTAAATAAAACTACTAGAAATATGTTTAAAGAAATAAATCCTAGATTACATAGTCAAAAACCAGCTATGGTTAGAGATTTAATTGTAAATTCTAGCGGTAATCTTCCAAGAATAGAATTGTTTGCTAGACAAAAAACTAAAGGTTGGGACGTTTGGGGAAATCAAATATAATGGATATTAAGATTCCTTACACCCCTAGAAAGCTATATAATTTCTTTCGAGAATTAAAAAGAATTGAGGTTAAATGGATATAAAAATACCCTATACACCTCGAAAGCACCAAGCCTTCTTACATAATAAAATATCTAAACATAGATGGTCGGTGCTA